CGCCCATCTTATGCGTCCTTCTTTGCTAGGCCGCCGATAAAGGCGTAGCCGATTGCGCGGCAAATAGGATGGCCGATAGCCATAATAACCTTGCCGGCGTAATTTGTTTTATATTCCTCTGGACGCATTTTGTGCGCCATTTCTTTTGCCCAGGCCAAAGTAATAGGCCGCATGAATGTGCGCAGCGCCTTTGCGCAGATTGTGTCGCGCTTGATATATTCGGACACTGGCAGCGCCCACAGGCGATAGCCGTCGCCGAGCATTCTGTCTTCGCGGTTTACCTTTAGGCCGAACTCGGCATCGAGGGCGTAGATGTCGTCCGGCAGCAAGCCCATTTTATTCATGGCTGTGCAGATTAGTTTGCCGCCGCCGCTGCTGCCGCTGTCGCTGTCGTTATCACGCGGGTCAGACGCCTCAACTTCATTCCAGAAGTCTTCGTCGCTTATATCTGAATTAATCAAATTGGTTTCAGCCTGCGAGCTGCCGCCAGCTCTCCAAGGATCTGGAGTGTTGTCCCACCAATCATTGTCGTCATTGCCGTTGTCGTTGTTTACAGGGGCAATAACTGCAGGCATAGGAACAGGGGCCATTGGGTCGTAATATGTTTGGCCAGCCTGTGTTGCTGCAGCTTCGGCTGCAAGTTCTGCCATTGTTTGCGTAGGCATCCACCCAGTCCCTGCCGCATCAGCCCCTGCCGCTGTGTTTCTGTCCATCTGATCATCAAAAGGCATAAACTCATCAGCAATATTGCCAAAAATGCCAGGCAATCCGTAAGTCGCGCCGGAGGGAGACCCAGTTACCAAGGAGCCGCCGTAAGAGCCGCGATCTGATGGGTTGTCGAATGTCGGCTCGCTGTTTGAGATAAAGTTACCGACGTCATCCCAGAAGCCAGTGGCTTGGTTTCCAGTGTTAGCCATAGCAATGTCTTCCATTGCAATACGAGCTGCCGTGCCCTCTGGAGTGTTACTCTCAACCACTGCGCGTTGCTCGGGAGAAAGTATCTGCGTTCTGGGATCGTAAGGAAGGCCGGCAATAGTAATAGGTGCTGATGCGCGTGCTAATGCCATTGCATTATTGCGCGAACGATCCTGAGACGACAAAGCGCCCTGGGAGATCATTTGATTGGCCGGCATTAACGAACCGCCGCCAAACGGTGCGGCCGGAGGCGCTCCCGTGTATGGGTTAATGAATGGAGCGTTCAAGGCCGCAAACTGACCTGGACGACGTGTCTGCAATTCAGACAGGGCCTGATCGTATAGGCCGCCTGAGCTGTATCCCTGTACGCCGCCGGCGAATGTTTGCGCCTGTGGCATTCCAGCCATAGCGTCTGTCGGAGCGGCCATTCCAAAGGCAGCCGCCCCTTGATTGGTATTCTGCATAGACGCCTGCTGCATCGGCGTGAGAGCCGCAACATCCGCGCCGTAGTACGGAGTGTAGCCAATCGTCGAGAGCTGGTCAGCCCGAGCTAGATTTGTTTGCGCAGCATTCTCGAGCCACGCTGGTATTTCTACTGATGATGTGGTCGAACCACCTTTTCCGCCGCCAGACATTTATAATTCCTTTTCCATTACGACCATGACTTCTCTCCACCCCTCACCGCTAAGAACTCGCTTCCATCCCTTGCGGCCTGATGTTGTCATGGAAGTGCAACCCTGCGTCCTTCCCCAGATTGATGCACTCTCGATCATGTCGATTAATTGATCCATTTCGCCTGCGGCGAGAAAGACGTGCAGAACCTTCTTCTTAGGATATACCACAATTTCAGTTACTGCACAGCCCCTGTCGGTTGGCCAGAGCTGCATGTGCCCGTTTAATATGCCTTCCGCCACGTCGTCAAACGTGTGAGTGCCGCCGGAGTATTCCAGCGCATCCTCAATCCACTTGCGACATTTTTGCAACATTAGGCCCTGATCCTTGTTATAGACAGAGTAGCCGATGGCGATGCAGGAGCATAGGCCGTTGCCGCGTGGGCCTCAAGGTAAGATGATGTGCTTGTTGTTGCCCAATCCACCTCAAGATAATCACCAGCGGTTATTTGAAATATAGCAGTCCGTGAGACAACAGTGGTGTCGCCGTTGTTTTTCAAACTTGCCACGATAGTAGACCCAGCGACATTTGTGCCGTTAATTACTGGCCAAAACCTAAATTCAACCGAACTTGCATTGGTTGATGTAATTTGCGCCGAAAAACCTAAAAGGTAAGTGCCAGCTTCCGCAAATACAATTCGTGTTGGATATGTACCATCTAGTGATACACCACCACCAACCACAATTGGGTCAAACTGGATCTTATAAGCCGTGTCGGCCAATGCAGCAGTTACTGATGTATCTTTGTTTAACAGTGCGTAGCCATCGGCCAGCGTGATTTGCCGCCACACGCCATCCTTAGAGACGACGGGATAGCCGTTTGTATTGTCCCACAATAAAACGCCATTATCGACTGCCGTGTCGGCAGTTGATCTAAAACGAAGCGCCGAACGTACACGGCCCAAGTATTGATTAATCCGCTGCGCCCACGGCTGCCAGTTGTCGCCAATAAGGCCAGGGACGCGTTCGTTTAAGCTCATCTTTTCCCACCTGGAACAGCGTCTAGGCGGTTAATGCCGACACGCCAGTCGGAGTTTGCCACGCCCTCAACACGCATACGAACCTGCCGGCCGGTGAAACGGATAGATGTCGGGTTGCTCATGCTGTACGGGCCGTAATCGCGTTCAGTCCCATTCGGGTAAAAACGTGTCTTGAATGTGGCATTGACGTCGCCCTGAGACCGCTCGTCTGGTATCATGTCAGTGACGGACATTACCTGCTCGCCAGTGCCGAGCATAATCGGCCCCGTCTCAGCGTATGGTGTCTCGGCGTCGTAGAGGTAGCCGATCTCGTGTTCGTAAAGTTTATCGTCTGTGGCGCTGGCCCAGATAGGCTGCCGAAGCGCTCCGGCATCAATGCCTGCCGTGCGAGCCAAGTTTCCAATCGCCCAGGTGTTTTCGATGTAGTTAAACAAAACGTAGCGGTTATTCTCAGTCGACGCTCCCGATGGGTAGAACCAAAATATCTCCCCGAACTTCGCATTCGACACCGCAAAGGCCTTGCTGATCTGGCCACGGTTCATGTCGCTGAATACATAGTCGGACACGTCGGACTGGATCTCAGTCACTGCGCCGCCGGTGTAGGCGTAGAACGCATGTGCGCCCATCCAGAAAGCGCCCTGGTCAACCACAGCCACGGCCTCATTGGCTGCCAAGCCACAAGAAGTGCCGACACGCTCAATGCCGTAAACGTAGGGCGGCCCCTGGTATGTGGCTGCGTGGGCGTCTGTGGAAGTGAGTATCAATGTCTGTCCGCGAACACGAACGCCACACATAATGAGGCCCGTCGTCTGCAATTCTAAGTCGCCGGCCTCATTCGTGGCTGATGGCGTCCAAGTGGTATTGTTTTCACGATCCGACCACTGCACGAGCTTCGGGTTTCCACCCGCGCCGAGTGCAAACAAAAAGCGCTCCTCGCTGACGACCAGACTGCGGCAAGCAGTAGGGGCGTTAGCAATAACTGCCGCCGGAGTGGCCGTGTTTAATTCCCACTGGTATAGCTTGCCGTCATCCTGATTGGCTGCCACCAAATATTCGCCCCAGGTGTCGAGCGCCCAGGAAGTGGCCGGCTGAATGCGTACAGTGTCGGGGCGTGCTATGCCGTAGCCGTAGGCGCTGTATAGACCGCCGCCGTAGCCTGTGAATGCTACTGCATCCTCTCGGCCAGCGACCAGCCCTGCGGGTGTAATATCAAAGCGAGTGCCGGCTGAATTGTAAACATATAGAGCGTCGTAGGTTCCCGCGCCGATCCAGCGGTCGTAGCTATTATCGACCCAGCCCTTCATTCCACGGATTTTTGCATCTGCGGCAGTGTCGCTGCGAATGCGCCAGCCGCCAATTGGGCGCAAAGTGTCGTCAAGCCAACGGACTAGGTTGCTGTCACGCCACCGCCCCTGAGACTGTAAGTCTGTGCCATTGCGATAAACGCCTGGCGGGATTTGGAGCGGGATGAATGTCATCTAAACCTCTGGCGTTAAGTTGCAGGCATTCTAACAAAAATAGCGAACGCCTGCAACGCTTGGCCTA